GCCCAATTTGCAGGGTTCCCCATGGGAGTTCCCCGAAGACCGAGAACCCGAGTCTTATCAGGTAGGATGTAGTCCTGTGGACAGTAAACAAACCCTACAAGGTGCATGAGGTAACGGTACTTCGGGTGTTCCGAAACGAAACGCCCGAAGAACCTCCTCGTGAGAGATTCCACCAGGGACCTCGCGAAGGTATCAGTTGCCGACGTGAGGTCCGTTGAGAGGAATCTCAAACCACGAGGATCCGAGGAGATCCTCTGCCACCATGTGGGGTGAGCTTGCTTCCACGCTCCAAGAGATTTGTACTTGTAGCCCTTGTAGAGGACACTGCAATAGTGATCCTCTGCAAGGAACTCGTAGAGAACTGACCTCAAGAGTTGCAAGGCCGTGGTCACCACGGCCGGAGCCGTCGTGACAACACGACACTTGTCTCCCCTCTCGAGGATAGGAACTACCTTTGAAGGGTAAAGCGGCGCATCACCCCTCGGAGGCTCCGAGTGATCGAGAATGGACGAAATTCTCTCATGGGGATCTTCATCAACCCATGAGAATTCGTCCGGGTCACCCGGAAGAAAGCCTTCGAGGCGGAGTTGCCGAAACAGAAAGGAGATACCCCATTGCTTGTAATCCACAGAGTTAGAAAACCCACCGCTGGTGGGGTTCTTACTCCGTAGATGGCTATAGGGTCTCCCCTCCTGATTGATTCCCTTCATAGAATCAAGTACAAGGGGGAGTTTCAAAAACTCCTCGTAGAGTCTGGAAAACCAAACACTCTTGCCTCCTTCTTTGAGAGTTGTCTCAAAGGAGGCGGCCGGAGTTAAGGTAATTTCCGGAGCAGAAACTCTACGAGGATGGAACCGATCATACCAGACGTTCATGAAGTTCTCTGCATGTTCCAGAAGAGGACACTCGATCTCTTCTGATACCAGAGAACTGAACTTCTGGAGGGTTCCCTCCACCTTAGTCTTGGTTGGCTTTGGTAACGATCTTTTCCAACTCCTTATAAGGAACAATTGCTCCTTGGAGGCTTGAGGTAACAAGAACCAAAAGCCTACAAGGTTGCGCTTCCCTATAAGAGAGTCGGCAGTCTTCGGCTCGTCGAGTACAGACTCGACGGCGTACCATGCGACCCAATCGCAGAGGGACTTCACATCAGTGATTACCTCTTCGATTCCGTGCGCAAGGTACAGCTTGAAGATCCAACACCAAATCCGAGAGATCCTCTGGTACAATCTAGAGGACCTCTCAGAAACCTGGGTTTCAATTGCCCAGGGGTGAATGGCAGAGATCAAAACCATATAGCCATCCCAGACTCCTTGGAGCCGTGCGAGCTCTCCCAAGATGACCTTTTTTGGTTTATCTTGGGAGACTACTCGCTTACGTAGGACTACATGAGGTTGCAATGAACACACTTGACCACACCCAGACGGAAGTCGGATAGACCTCTCGCTGAGGGGACTTGAAGACTTTTGCGCCGAGACAACCCTTAGAGGAAGCTTTAAGGGTTTGTCAGAGCTGAC